AATTAATGGTTCGTTTCATAACGATTCACCAACAGCGGAGGCAATTACTTCCGATTTTGCGTATATCGAAAACAATAGGACCATTGATAAGGCGGTGCGCTTAGTTCGTGAAAACCTTATTAATAAAATAAACGCTCCTTTATATGTTGACCCTTCAACGGGAAAACTTTCAGAAGCTACTATTTCAGATTTCAAAAACGATGCTTTCAAAGCACTTGAAAACATGGCTGCAAATGCTGAAATAAGTACTAACACTGACGGCTCACTTCCACAAAATAGCGTGGTAATTGACCCAGATCAGGACGTATTAACAACCTCAAATATTACACTGACTATTAAGATAGTTCCTGTTGGGGTTGCGAGAACAATTACTGTAAACATCGGCTTTGCCGTTTCAATATCTTAATATTATGAGTGTACCATTAATAAACGGGAGAGCATACGATTATACTCAAATAACTGCGGTTGTTTTAGGGGTTCCACTTCCTAGTATATCTAATATTAGTTATACAGAAGAAGCGAGCAAAGAAAATAATTTTGGTGTTGGTAATCGTCCAGTAAGTAGAGGCCAAGGAGCAATAAACGCAAGCGGTTCAATTGATATTTCAATGAATGATGTTGAAGCTTTGCGTGATGCTGTTGATAACGGTTCTTTGGTTGGTATTCCATCTTTCGACATTGTTGTTGTATTTGGAAACCCTCAAAAACCAGTAACACACGTTCTAAAAAATTGTGAATTTCTTGATGATGGTGTTGAAGCCGCGCAAGGTGATACCGATTTGAAAAGAACGTTCAACCTTATTTTGTCTCACGTAAAATATAGATAATAAATGCCGCAAGCAGTAAAAATAGAAGGAATGAAGTCAACAGATTATTCTTTTGACTTCGAAGGTTCAGAATTGAAATACACGATTCAAGAACCTACATTCGATCAAATCACCGCAGCTTTAAGTCAAGTTAAGGCAACCGGACAGATGGATATGATCGGATCGGGGAAAGTGATTTGGGAGCTATGTTGTATAAAAGCAGATAAAAAAATCGAGGATAATCCTCGTGTTTTAATTTCTGTATGTATTGAATTAGCGAGTGAATTTGCGCTGCCTGTTGACATTGAGATAAAAAAAAAATAAGTGATTATTCGCTTAGTACGGAATCAATAGGATTAGAGCAGAAAATAGCTTTAATCCTATTTTTTTTACACGTTGATCCCACAAAACAACCTGACCCGATAGATTCAATCGCGAAGAATTGGAATAGAATTTTGTATCTTGCAAAACTACAATTATTACCATTGCCGCAATTACCATTAAAATTTGAATAGTATGCCGAATGATGTAAAATATTCCATATCTCTACAAGATAAGTTTTCTTCTAAGATGGGCGCAATTCAAAAGCGCACACAAAGTTTTGATAAAACAATTGGGCGAACTATAGGGCGTTTTGCGGGGTTTGCTGCCGTTGGGGCTGTTCTTACTTCGTCAATCAAAAAGATGGCTGATTTTGAAGAACAAGTATCAAACCTTTCCGCTATTACTGGAGCAACTGGGGAGGATTTAGAATTTCTAAAAAATAAAGCGATTGAACTTGGTGGAGCAACAACAAAAAGTGCCGAAGATACTGTTAAAGCGTTTAAATTAATTGCATCGGCAAAACCTGAATTATTATCGAACGGGGCGGCACTTGCGAAAGTAACAAAAGAGGCTATTACACTTAGTGAAGCTTCTGGATTAGAATTACCGGCAGCGGCAACCGCTTTAACTGATGCGATGAATCAATTTGGTTTGGCAGCCGATCAATCAGGAAGGGTTATTAATTTACTTGCAGCGGGTTCAAAGTTTGCAGCAGCAGAAATTCCAGATTTAACAATGTCGTTGAAGGCGTTTGGTGGCGTTGCTGATAGTTTAGGGATAAGCATTGAAGAATCAGCCGCAGCCGTTGAAACGTTATCGAGTAAAGGTTTAAAAGGGGCAGAAGCGGGAACGCAGTTAAGAAACGTGTTTCTAAAACTTGGTGCAAGTACGGATAAAAAACTTAATCCAAAAATAGTTGGTCTAAGTAAAGCACTTAAAAATCTCGCCCCTATTCAAGATGATACAACTAAGTTGACTAAAATGTTCGGTAGGCAGAATGTTCTTGCAGCGCAAACGATTATAAAACAGCGCGACAGATTAGACGAGTTAACTGAATCTATGTCCGGAACAAATATTGCCTATGAGCAAGCGAGAGTTAATACCGATAATTTGAATAGTGATGTTAGGAGCATGGGAGGTTCTTGGGATGCGTTAGTTTTAAGTGCAAATAAAGGTGATGGAGCTATTACGCAAGCTTTAAGAAACGGCGTTCAATGGGCAACAAAATTTCTTGATAAACTAAATGAAATAAATAAAACAGCGGAAGAAAGAGCAGAAAGCGGAGCATCTAAAGAACTTGAACGATTTCAGGTTGCCTTAAGCGGCATTACAACGGAGGAAGATTTTAATAAGAAGATTCAAAGAGAATTTGAAAAAACTGAGTTTCTTATTAAGAAAAGCAGCGATAGGATTACGGAGCAAGGGGGGAAATCAGCGATTGAATGGGCAGAAAAATGGAATAGCGCAGGATATACGGCTTCACGGGCAATGTTTCCCGGTGTTGCTAAAACAGCCGGAAAAATTCTAGCGGATAAGAAACGAATTGATGCTTTAAGAAAGTATAGTGAACAGTTAGGCAAGATGAAGCGCGAAGGGTTTAAAGATAACAAAAACAAAATTAACCCTGATGCAGTAGTAGATGAATCAGGACTAAAAAAAGTCACCGATCAAGTAACAAAAATCACTTCCGCAGCACCTAAAGTATTTAATATTAATATAGCGAAGTTTGTGGAAAACTTTTCTGTTAATAGTGAAACGGTAGAGGGCAGCGAAAGTGATGTTATGAACTTCTTTAAAGAAGGAATGATTCGTATGCTCGCAGACGTTCAAGCCGTAGGAGCTTAATTCTGCGGTTCTTCTTTTTGTTCAAAGTGATTAATATCTAAGGTTAATAGTTTATCATTGTCACCTTTTACAACAAAATAGTTCTCTTTGTTGTATTGTACCACTTGAATAGCTTCGTAAAATTTGCCGGTTGTCAACTGGTCTTTTACTCCGATAATTGCTTTTAAATAAGTCTTTAGCATTGTTATTAAATTAAATTAGTAAGTATTTTTTAATTCTTTAAGTTTTCTATGTATTAATAATTGGGTTCTCTTTGCTTGTATTAGTTCAGGGGGGCAGTCAGCGAGTGGGAGGGATAATCTTGATGATATATATGAATCGGCTAAGTTTTTTCGTATTTCTTTACTGTGTGCATTTATCTTCTCTTTATTAGCTTTATTGTATGCATCTCTTTTATCTTTATTAGCCTCACGATATATTTTCATTTTTGCTGTTAGTTTCTCTTTATTAGCCTCACGGTATGCTTTGTGGTATTCTTTTCTTCTATCTTTATTAGCCTCATAGTATGCTTTGTGGTATTCTTTTCTTCTATCTTTATTAGCCTCATGGTATGCTTTTATTTTCTCTTTATTAGCTTCTCGATATGATTTACCTTTTACATTTACCTCCTCTTTATTGGCTTCGTAATACACCTTGCTATACGCTTTTCTTTTCTCTTTATTAGTTTCGTTATATACTTTCTTATAATCTTTAATACACTCTTTACATTGATACTTACCTTTCCTAAAAAAATCAATACCCTTTACCTCTCCGCATTTTGAACACTTTTTCATAGTTTTAAGGATTTAAAGATTCAATATTAGGTTTTTCGTTTCTGGCTTTTGCATACTTGATTTTTAAACTTGCAGATTGAAACTGCCGACCAATAGTTGAATTTATTTGGGATGCTTTCTCATGTCCGATTTTACTATCTAATAACTGTCTTAACGTTGTAGCCAGAATTTCATCTAGTTCTTTAATTTTCATAATTTTAATTATTAATTAGGTTTCTACTTTTACAAACATAATACTATTTACTTAATTTACAAAATTTATTTTTAGTATATTTGTTTATGCTTAGACTTCACAGCGAAATAACAATTGGGAACTTGCGGTTTAACTACGTTACGAGCGTAAATATCAATACCTCATGGGAAACGTTAACAGATACTGCGACCATTGTTTTGCCGAGTAAACTAACCAATAAAGACAACGAAAGTATAAAGGGAAAGATTAATACGGGCGATGCTGTCACTATTAAACTTGGCTATTATCCTAATCTTACAACACGATTCACGGGTTACGTTTCCAAGATTGTGCCTAACAACCCTATGAAAATTCATTGCGAGGATGAAAGTTTCTTATTGAAACAATCCACTATTAAGAATTATTCTAAAAAGGACGTAACACTGCAGCAGTTAATAAGCGATAATTATAGTGGTGAAGCAGTTGTCGAAGATGCAACTCTTGGAAACTTTAAGATTGATCGTGTTTCGATGGTAAAAGTATTTCAAGAACTGAAAAATAAATATAAGCTTCAATCGTGGTTCCGTGATGGCGTTCTTTATTCAGGCTTGGCATATATTCCGGGCGAGGGAACGACACAAGATTTCCACTTTCAAAGAACTATAATCAGCGGTTCAAATCTTATTAAGATACAAGATGACGAATTAAACACAATCGCGCACGGGGTATCGGTACAGCCTGACGGATCAAAGATTGAACTATACACGTATTACGAACTTGGAAAAATAGTCACAAAAGAAGGCGATCCCGGTGGAGATTTAAACACAATGACAATTCCGGGAAGAACTAAAGCGCAAATGACAGAATTTTTAGAACGTTGGCTGCCTAATCTTTACTATTCAGGATTCAAGGGTTCATTTACTACCTTTGGTGAGCCAATTGTTCAACATGGGGATATTTGCAATATAACTGATTTAAAGATTACCGAAAGAACGGGTAAATATATCGTAAAAGCGGTTAATATAACCTTTGGAATGAACGGATATAGACAACAAATCGAACTAGATATTCAACAAACTACAGATGAGTAAAACAACAGACATATTCTTTGAATTGGTTAGTATTTGGGCGAAAGAAAACGAGCTTTATTCTAAACAAGGAACTATCGTTTCAGTAGATGAAAGCGCAAAAACTACTATTGTTTCTCCTTCCGATGGTGGGTCTGACATTTTAGATGTTCGCCTTGAATCTGACGAAAATAGCGAAAGCAAGGGGTTTTTTGTTGTTCCTTCTGTTGGTAGCTTGGTGATTGTTACTTTCATTAGTCCGCAAGAATCGTTTATTTCTGCGTGGACTGAAATTGATACCGTTGTTGCAAAACAAGATCAATGGACTTTTAATGAAGGTGAAAATCTCGGTTTGGTAAAAGTTCAAGAAATGACCGATAGATTAAACGAAATGGAAAGTCTATTTACTAAATTACAAACAGACTTCAATTCATGGGTGCCAGTTCCAAACGATGGGGGAGCGGAGTTAAAAGCGATTATTTCGTCAGGGTTTGGAGTTCAACCCGTCCCAAATAGTAAAACAAGCGATTTCGAGAACGAGGCTGTAAAACATTAAAAATGATTATATTTGAAATATGATAAGCAAAGATTTTTTTTTAGACACAGATAATAATCTTTCTATTGCAAGTGGTGATCTTAATATCTTGCAGTCAGATGATCAAAATATTGAAGCAATATTAAGAGCAGAACCGGGACAATTCTATGAATATCCTTTGCTTGGTTATGGTGTTACACGTAGATTATATAGTCCTTTTCAACGTAATATAGAAAATAAAGCAATTCGCGAAGCCTTAAAACGCGATAATTATTCCGTAACTCAATTAATTATTAATGATGGACCCGAAATTTTTGTAGATGCCGACAAAATTAAGTAAATATCAGCAGTCAATATTCGATATAACTGGCGAAAACTTTGGAACGCTTGATAACCTTATTGAAGTATGCAAAGAAAATCAACTGGCTCTGTCTGATTATTTACGCCCGAACACTTCACTAGAAATCAATAATACTGATTTAGGTGAAAAAGATATTAAGCAAGAACTAATTGATTTAAAGCAAACATTAAATAATAATTACCAACCACTGATTCTGTTTACTGTTGATTCTACTTTAATAACGGCAGATAATAATATAATAACCGCAGACAAAAGATAATATTATGACAACTTTAGACCCGATTGATATAGGTTCAACCCCAAATGATGGAACTGGTGACACGTTAAGAGATGCCTTTAGTAAGGTAAACACAAACGAAGCCAATATCAATAGTGATGTAGGGCAAAATACAAATGATATTACAGCAGTTGAGGGTGATATTACAGACTTACAAAACGATAAAGCGGACAAAGTAATTCCGGCAGCGGTTAACAATATCGCCCAACTTGATGCGACAGGAAACCTTGCCGATTCAGGAGCGCAATTATCTGACTTTGTTATACAACCGGTAGATTCAATTAACTTTTCGCCTATAGCACCGCCGGCATATTTAGAGGGTAAACTCTTTTATGACAACACAAAAAACGCCCTTTCTTACTATAATGAAAATAGTCAAATGACTGTTAACATTTCGCAAGAGGTTTTGTTTCCCGTTGTTAATAACTCAGGTGCAACAATACCAAACGGGGCGGTTGTTACACCGGATTCAACAGGAATTATCTTAGCAGATAGGCACGAAAAAGATAGAAGTCGATTGATTGCCGTTGCAACTACAGAAATGACGGATGGTGCAAGTGGTTATGTTACTCGATTAGGTCAAGTTGGCGGTTTAGATACTTCGACTTATACAGCTGGTCAGATTCTTTATTTAGGGAATGAAGGAGCTTTTGCAACCGCCCCGCCTGATGATGGTAGTTATACGGTTATTGTTGGTGTTGTCGATGTTGTAGATGCAAGCGAGGGTATAATCACAGTAGACGTAAATGTTAGTGATTTAACGGTTGAGGTTACCGATACAAACGGTTTCCCGCCAGATCAAAGAGCCGGCTCAACTTTAAGCGTAAACGAAGGTACGCGAACTTTCACAATTACGCCAGACGGTGCAGATTTACACTTTTACGAGCGTGGGGATAAGTACGAAATAACCGCCCCTGATTCAATAGTGTTTTCAAATGATGAGGGGGAACACTGGTTTTATTATGCCGATGGTGTTTTGACTACTACTTTTAACCCATCAAGCGCGCAAAAAGAAAGCATAATTTTAAACAACGCATTTATTGCTGGCGTATATTGGGACACTACAAATAACGAGGTTGTTATAGATATTCAGGACGAACGACACGGGATTTCTATGTCACCTTATACGCATTTATATCTACACCTAACAAGGGGAGCGCAATGGATTAGCGGGTTTGGTTTAGATGATTTTAATATTGATGCGGGTGGTTCTTTAGATGTAGATGCTCAATTCTCTGTCAGTTCAGGCGTATATTTTGATGAGGATATTGATCATAACGAAACAGGAAAGGCAGTTGGTGACACTATTCCTGTTGTTTATATAGAGGGAACTAGCATTGTAGTTCGTGAGGGTACACAAGCGGGGTTTTCAGTTCTTAATGCTCCGGCAGGGCGTTTATATTATAACGATTATAACGGGGGTGATTGGCAGTTAACAGAAATTTCAGATAATGATTTTGTTTTATACCATATTTTCGGGTTCAATGGTCAAACGGTTAACACTATTTCCGTTATGGGTCAAAATGATTATGCAACTTTGGGAGCAGCACGAACCGGAGCAGCAACAGAAATTGCAAGTTTAATTTCAGTTTTGCTGTTGGTGGAGATGATTCCCATTGCAACGGTAATATATCAAACAAGAAATAGTTACACAAATACTGTTAAGGCTCGAATTAGATCAACAGATGACGGAGCGGATTACATAGATTGGCGCACAACAGAACTAGCACAAGGGGCAGCACCTACAAGCCACGCAAACTTAACAAATGTTGATGCGGCAGGGCTAGGAGTTGAACAGGGTCATATCAATACCCTCACGCAAATAATGGAGGGCAATAAGCTGTTTACTAATGGGGTAACAGTTGACCCTAATCAAACTTACCTGCCTTCCAATGGTTTGGCTTTTAGTCCAAATTTACTCTTTTACGCTTCAGCACTTAACACGCTTACCTTTCAAAGGGGGGGAGTAGATATTTTCGGCTTTACAAGTGTGTCAATTTCATCTAATGGTAGGGCGTCGCTAATGACAGCTTTACCAACACGGACAACGGCAGTGTTACGGACTTGGATGGCAAATAACGCCGGTATAGGTGGTTTAAATGATGCGAGTGAGTTTAGTTTAATAACAGACGGTGCTGAACGTGTAAGAATAGACGAGGGATTAATAATTGATCCTAATGATAATTCAACCGCATTAAACGGCTTAAAATTTGGCGATGTTAACTTAGCATTTTACAGAAGTACAGGGAACACACTTGCGTTAAATGTTGCCGGTGCGTTTGCATGGGAGTTCACAAGTGCAGCAATTCAGGGTATTTATGTTCAAATCCTAAAAGGGGAACCAACCGACACAACAGCGACTATAAGACTACGACAAAATGAAAACACCGGGCTAGGTTCAAACGCTTCAACTCAATTATCTTTAATCGCTGATAGTGTGGAAGCCGTTCGGGTAAGATCGAACAAGGTTATTTTCATGGAAAACACGGTTGTTAATTTGCTAACAACTAACTTATCTAATCCACCAACACAAGCCGAATTGGACGCAGCGTACGGAACAGCAGCATCAAACGGAGCCGGCTACACTGTATACGTAGACGAAAACAACAATAACAACAACGTATACATGATTATTTCAACCGGAACATCATGGCATATTTTTGAATCAACAAAAGCGAGCTAATTAACATAAATAAATAATAATTATGAACGTACAATTAATTGACGGGTCAGGGTACATAGACCAAAAACAAGGATTCACATATGATAAAGGATTCGGTAGAATTAGAAATCTGAATTTCACAATAATGAGCGGTGAAATGGCAAATCCAGAAGAATTTAGAGGTCAGGCAACCGTTTCTATAGCTTTCTACAATGATAAGGCAGCGATGATTGGCGGGAAACAAGACCTTTATACCATTTCAATGGTATTTAATAACCTTGAATTATTACAGATTTTAGATATAGATGAAACACTTGGTTACTCAATAAGCGAGAAAAAGATTTATGACTATTTCTTAACACTTCCAGAGTATTTAAGTATATTTGAATACGTACCAGTAGCGGAATAATGAGCGGAATCTCAATCTTTGATAAAACAGCACAAAATTTCGGGAGACTTGACGAAACAATTCAAGTTTCCCGAGATAATGCCTTGAATATAAATGATGAAGTTACAACCGAACTAATCTATGAAGATTACGAAGGCGATGTTAAAAAGAAAGGGGCAATTAATATCAAAGGATTGACTTTTAATAATGATTTTGCAGAGATAGTTTCGTTAACAACAATTAAGGGACTTTTGGATTTTGATGGTGTGGACGATTATGTACAACTTTCAAGCGTTCCGGATATATCAGGGAGCTATACAATAGGGTTTAGTGTGTATTGGTCTAATAATTTCCAAAATAGCACGACGGCACAGAGATTATTTGAATTTTTAAACATTGCTTCTGATAGGCTTACAATTATTTTAGACGCTTCTACGGCGCCTAATAGATCTATCCGGGTTTTTACAGATGTAGAACAAAAATATTATTATATTAATAACCTTACAGTTAATACAATAGAGAATAGATTAGATTTTTTAATTAGTATAACAAACGGAACTATAAATTTATTAACAATAAACGGACAAACACAAACCGCAGACAATACAAGCAGCGGTGGATTGAGTGGTGTTTCAGGTGCTACTATAGGGGCTAATTATAGTCTAAATTCATTCTACGATTCTTTGATTTGGGATTTATTTATAACATCAAGAAATAGTTATTTAGGACAACCAAACGGAAACCAAAATATCGCGTGGGTTGACCAAACCGGAACCGCAAACGGAACTGTTAACGGCTCACCAAGTACTATAGATATAACACAATAACAAGTTAAAATGGAGAATTGCAATTGCACAAGGGAAGGAGATTTTGTAAAATTAAATGTAGTTTACAAAGAGGTGATGGGAAATGGAAAAGAAGGATTAGCAAAAAGTAGTGTTCGATTAGAAACAACGGTTAAAGAATTAACACAATCAACCAAAGTACTTTCGACTTTGGTTAGTGGATTTTCAAAGTTTCAGATCGAGGCCGAAGCAGTAGCCAAACAAAACGCAGAGCATTTAAACAATAAAAAGTGGTATGTTCGAACTATTATCGCAGCCGGTGGACTTGCCGCGACATTTATAACTCTTTATTTTACAATGAAATGATAGTCACAAGAGAATTAACGGTTTCAGAACTAATGCTTGCCGAAGCAAGTAAATATCTAGGATTAGAAGAAATTGCAGGCGAAGAAGATAATGATAAGATTCTTCAAATGTTTAAATATATCGGCCATGACTGGGTAAAATCAGACGAAATGGCTTGGTGTTCGTGTTTCATCAACTACTTAGCGCAAAAACTTCAATTAACATCTTCAGGGAAATTAAATGCTCGAAGTTGGTTGAAAGTAGGTGAAGATATTCAAAAGCCATATCCGGGTGACGTTGTAGTTCTTTGGCGTGAATCTGTTGATAGTTGGAAAGGTCATGTCGGGATATTTATGGGATATAATAAAGCCGGGAATATCTTTGTGTTGGGCGGTAATCAAGCGAATGAAGTTAATATCACATTATATAATTCAAGCCGGTTACTAGGCTATAGGAGATTACTAAGATGTCAGGAATAGGGGAATACTTATTGGTTGTTGGAATTACTTGGGGCGTTCGTACTCTGGCTGATTTAGGAGTGAAGTATTCGAAACGAACAGAAAACACGGTGGATGATTTAATATTCGGAAACCTAAAAAAGATGACTGATATTTTTAAGTTTAAAAAATAATTACTAAATTTACAATTATGGCAGAAAGAAAAGGAGTAATGACAGCAGATCAAGAAAAAATTCTTGATAACTTAATTGAATTTGATAATAAAATCGTTGAAGCCGCTGATGGTTTAGCGATAACACTTATTGATAATAAAGGGATTGAAATTCTAAAAGATAAACTAGAAGCAAAATATCCGGGAGCTTCTGAAGAATTTGTTTATCCGATTATCGATGCCATTTTTGAAGGATTGAAAAGCATAGCAGATAGTAAATAGTTTCATAGTTTCATAGGTTTAGTTTGATTTAAGGTTTGAATACCCTCGGTTTGGTTCGCTGAGGGTATTTTTTTTATATTTATTTTGTAAATTAAGTAAAAGATGTTATATTTACATCATGATTAATGAAGCAGAAAAAATAATTAAGTATCAAATACAAACAGATCAAACGGAAACGGCTGTTTGTAGCGAAGTTGGTATTACTTCCAGAACCTTATATAATATAAGACGAGGGAATGCACCATCAAATAGAACCTTACTAAAACTTGAAAAATTTATTGAAAAAAAGGGATTGTAAAACCTTTTTTTTGTTTTAACTTTGTAAAATTAGAAAATATGAACCAAAAAGATTTTGACCTATTAAAA